CCTAGGATAGGTGTGGGCGAGACACCCATACTCTCAAAACCAGTCCAAAACTGGATGCAGTATTCGTAAGTTGGCAAAAAAGGTATTCTTAAATCCTTTAATGTTTGCATCAGATTATTTTCAGATACAGGAACATGCTCAAGCTCAACAGTGGCTGAATGCCAAGTGACTCCATACTTCTCATCAAATCGAGAGATGATTTTAAGCATAACCCAGTATATACAGTCCCATAACTCTTTATCAAACGTTGCCATTATCAAAAGCGATATGAGTTTCTGGTATTTTATTCTGGGCTGCAATTCTTTCCTTCCATTTAATATGCGTAAGCCTGCCCAAATTCGGTTTCTATTAAACAATGGAACATAAAGTCCATCATATTTTATAATCTCAGCACCCAAAAAGGTGAGCCCAACGAAACCGGATTCGACTACTTTATCATCATCCATTTTTAATTTGAAACCACATTCCGCATAAAACTCTCGTCGCCTACTGAAATCCGAGAGAAAGTTGAAATGTGGATTACATGAGAAAATATGATCATCAGAATATAACTTTGGATACAAAATTCTAATGATTTCCCTCCAGCTGGAGACTCTTGGACAATGTCTAACAACATATCCAAACGCAGTGATCAAGTGTCCCAATTCATTGTCACTGGTGGTGTTTATCTCACCACTCCCCATAGCACTATTATGGAGGCGCAGCACTTGGCCCCAAGGCAATATCAAAAACATGTTCGTGCTTTGTCTATAGTACCAATTCATTCTTTTTGAATATTGTTCATGAGACATCCAAATATGGTTTGAGTCATACGATTCTCTATACAGCTCAACACGGATATCCCTACAAAGGTTTCTTAGATCACCTTGAAAACTTTTATCCCACTTAGAAACATCACCCATTCCACCATTACCACCCAAATCCATCCCTTTCAACATGGAGTTTAAACCACCATATGCAAAGGAACAACCGACGGCAACCGGGGTTTGTCGCAGCGAATACAACTGCTTATTAAATGATTGACATAAACGCATTCCATACGTTA